CACTCTTAGCCACATTTCAGCACAGGCAATCTCTAAGGGTGGCGCTTACGACAACACCAAGATTAAGGGATTCTCTGCTATCACCGTCAACCAAGATGCTTATGTACCTGCTGCAAACTTTAAGAAGGCAGGTGCAAAGGTTTGGACGGATGCCGACTGCGATATTCCCTCGCAGATGCAGAAGATTGAGTACGACTTCAAGTTGGCCAACAACATCGATGCGGACGAAGCCTTTGTATGGCAGATTCCTTATAGCATGATTCTGACCGTTCTGATGAACAACCAGTTCTTCAAGAAAGAGGTCAATCGCTATATCCGCTTCTATGCCAAGGATAAGGTTGTTATCGTCAACAACAACGGCGGCACGAGCCTTGATACGGACGTTATCACGATGGAGGATTTGATTGCTTACAGCCGTTCCGAGATTTCCAAGATTTCGCCCATCATCGTAGTCAAGGAAGAGCAGGTTGTGCAAGACATCAAGACCATCAAGACCGTCAGCGGATGGGATGCAGGCAAGGTCGTTCTTCGACCCGTAGGCAACAACAACGGCAAGTGCGGTGTTATCGTACACTCGCAAGTGGCAGATGTTGAAATGATTCGCACGGGTGAAATCAACAACACTGTTACCGCCAACGCATCGAAGATTCTGAATTTCCTGTACGTGCTGAACGAGGTTTCCAACGATGGCAAGTACAAAAAGTATGCAACCAAGGTGATTGGCCGTTATGCCCCTGTTCTTACTGAGGCGATGCAGCACGTAATCGTTGATACGACCGAAGCAGATTCCTAAAACGTTTTAGCGAAATAGTTTTTTATTGGGTTTAGTTATTTTTCTTAGTTGTTGAAAAGATGACGGTATTAGAATGGCTTAGCGGCAAAACAATGTATTCCTCCTTCACGGAAACGAATTTCATTGAAATAGCGATGGATAGGGGTATTGACCCGAATGCCGACGTGTATGACGAGAGCGTCGTCACGAAGCGCGAACGCGACTTGATGACCGCAGACCTCATCTATACTGCTGTGTTGCTTCGCCCCTCTAATACTGCGTCTTTTACACAATCGCACAATGGTTATTCTAAGACCATCGGTAGCGAACAGGATTTCTACCAAGATGACAAAATCCAATATGCTATTCGCATCTACAAACGCTATGGTGACGAAAAGGGTGAAGACTTAGAGGAACTTGCCGCCAAGCGCAAAATCAAGGTCATCCCCATTGAAGACGTTCTTTGAGATATGCTGAGAGACGAGATTCTTGAATATCCCTATACGGGTACGATAACGAGAACCATCGAAGGTAGTGGACGTGAAGAGGACACTATTCTTACGGTGTATGAGGGAAAGATGGATGAGCACATGGTGACGGATGAAGAGGGACGTGTCCTTCAAACTGCATCCTACATCATTTCGATTCCTTTGACCAAAGACGCTGATGGTAATTGGGCTGTACCTCGCAAGGGAGACAAGGTAGTCTTAACGCGATATGGCGAAACGTTCAATCTTACGGTTGATAATGCCGAACCTTCGCAACTAAAGGGAGTTAGTTTGTATTGTTCGAGAAATAGTTGGTAAGAGAATGAATAAATCTGTAATCCGTGGCTTAACCAATTTTTTGAGCGTAACACAAAAAAGTGTGACGGAGTATTGGATTGCAGAGCAAAACAAACGACTTATCGACTATGCACGACGCAAAATCAGACTTCTTGGCGATGCGATAATGATGTATCACAGCAAGAACCACATGGACAGAACTGGGAATTTGCTCGATAGTCTCTGTTGGGTTATCTCCTATGATGGCAAGCCTGTTGCCGGAGGAACTTACAGAACACAACGTGCGAAGAAGGATTCATATCTCCATGAGTTTGCGCCAGAAGAGTACAGACATCTGTTCCCCGTTTATGGACACGCCCTTGCGCTCGAATTTATCAAGAAGTACGGCAATGCAAGTGGTAGCGGCGAGTGGGTAGTGCGATTCGCAATCCTTGCTCCTTATTGGGCATATTGGGAAAAAGGTTTCGTCATGAAGCAGAAGTCGAACATGTGGGATGAAGGGGACGTTGCCTCTATCGGACGCTTTCTAAAGTTTTCCGTTATGACAGAGTTTTACGACACTGTTAATGCGGACTTAAAACCGAAGAAGATAAAGTTCGAGTGCAAGAAACCTCCGCGCATGGATTCGTTCAAACTTGACAGAATGAATAGACGTATTTCCAAGAGTCCTTGGGCAGAGTCTCGACACAACAAACGCTGGCCGTCCCACAATAATGGTAAACGAACGAAATTGTAATTATGGTAACTGAATCACGAATAGCAATATACAATTACTTGTACGAATTGTTTTACAATGTCGTAACCAAGAACGTGTATTCAATGCGCGAACCGCAAGAACTCACTACGTCTGATACAACTGACGGATTTATCGTAATCCGCGTTGGTACTATCACGGATGCAAGCGAGTTTGACCGAGAAACGTATGCGCGTGTCCGTTGCTATATTCAAGCGTTCGTTCCTCCTATCTCGCGTGGCCGATTAGACTACAAGAAGTACAAATTGTTTGAGGACTCCATTCTTGCTGTTATCCACGAAGCAGAAGCCAATCCAACGGATGATTACTTCATTGAAGAGGATTCGCTGATTTCTTCGGACACAGAGGAGACCGAAAATGCGAACAACTCGTACTACACGTTTATCAAGTCGTTCTTAATCACCATAGATAAACATCAATAACAATTTTTCAATTTTTCATTTTTTCATAACTTTTTAATTAGAAAGGAACTATATTATGGCAAAGAAAACAACTGTTAAAGCCGTCGCTTTGCGATATGGCGAAGTAGGTGGCGCAGCAACAACCCCGTTGATGGGTGTCTTGAAGGGTCTGACCGTAGGTCAAGATGAACCCGATGCAACCGAGATTGAAGCAGAGTTCTTCGACACTCCGTTCGACATCATCTACGACGGCAATCCTATTACGTTCAACTTTGAGTTGGCCAACTATGACCTTTCCGAACTTCCTGCATTGTTCGGAGGTACAACCGAATCGGATGTTTACGAGGGTGCAGCTTCTGCTACCACCACCGAGCACTCTTGGCAGTTGGAGTTTAGCCGCGGTAACTTCGCGCTCTACATCTACAAGGGTCTTACCGTTGGTACTATCAAAAAGGATGAAGACGGCGCATTGAACTTCTCCGTTACAATCACCGCGCTCACCCATGAGACCACCACTGGCACGGGCGATAAAGCCGTTACAGCTCAGCACATGTATAAGATTATCGGCACTAAGCCTCAAAATCCATAAAGATAATCTTTCTTTCGTGGACGTGGGGAGCGTTGTGTGGGATTAACTCCCTAAACGCTCCCCATTCTGTTTTACGAAAGAAAAGAATCATAAAAGTCCACAGAAATGAAGAAAGAAGAACAAAAGTTAGACAACGAACTGC